ATAGTAGTACAATCAGACGGAACAGGTAGTACAACAGTTTTTGGTGATGTTTCAGCATTAGAAGCCAATAACGAAGGTACATCAGTTGCAACTTTATCACTACAAAGAGTATGGTGGTCATGCGCTAATGGTGATGGAGGAGACGCATTCGCAAGATTAGACTACGAAGACTCTGACGGCGACATCCCTATTATAACTTTAATTGACTCTGGATATTGGGATTTTAGAGAGTTTGGCGGTATACCTGCTAATACAAGTTCTAATTCAAATCAGAACGATGTTAACTTCGTTGTGCCGGGTGCGGCTGACGACGGTAACACATATACTTGTATTGCAGAGTTTCTTAAAAACTATTAATGATATCTAGATCATCTATCCCTCAACAAATATCGAAGGGTGGATTTAAAGTTAAACGTTCTTCTAAGAAAAAGAAGAAAAAGAAAAAGGTGAAAAATGGCAACGTCAGGTACAAACAGCTTTAATTTAGACGTCGATCAAGTAATCGAAGAGGCGTTTGAAAGATGTGGTTTATATTCTAGGTCTGGTTACGACATAAAAAGTGCCAGACGTTCACTTAATATTATGTTGGCTGAATGGGCTAACAGAGGTATTAACTTGTGGACGGTTGAGCTTAGAACACAAACACTAACAGCTAGCACAACAAGTTACACACTAGGCACAGATTTAGTTGATGTACTAGAGGCTGTAATTACTGAAGCGTCTGATGCTAATACAGATATTGAAATAGATAGAATTAGCAGAGCAGAATATTTAAACATATCACAGAAGTCTCAAACAGGAACACCTGTGCAATACTTTTTGCAAAGAGATACTTCTGCTCCTACATTGTTTTTATATCCTACACCAGATGCGGCAGACACATTTAAGTATTATGGTCTAACTAAGATACAAGATGCTGGTGATTATAACGATCAATTAGAAGTGCCAACTAGATTTATACCATGTTTAACTTCTGGTTTAGCATACTATGTGTCAATTAAAAAAGCACCAGAGAGAACGGCATTATTAAAACAGTTGTATGAAGAAGAGTGGCAACGTGCATCTGAAGAAGATAGACCACGTTCTAGTTTCTTTATTACACCAGAAAGAGGAGTTATTTAATGGCTAAAGCTTCTGGTAAATACGCACAAGCAATATCTGATAGAAGTGGTTTTGCTTTTCCATACACTGAAATGATTAAAGAATATAATGGTTCTTTAGTACATAAATCAGAGTTTGAAGCAAAGCATGAACAACTTGAAAGACAAAGACATGCAACAGATGCACAAGCATTAGATGACGCTAGACCAAAAAGAAACGAACCTATGACAGTGTTTCTTGGTGGTAAAGGCTTTCTTGAAAATACAGGATCTATGAATCCAGTTAACA